TTAAATTTCCAATAATGACCAGCATAACTTTTTTCTAGTATAAATTTAGACATAAATGTCTCCTTTATTGAGTTAGAGCCTCAGCAGGAAACTACCTGAAGCAAATTATTGACTAAATAAAGAGAGCCCGCTATACTAACATTTACTGAAGTATCAGTAGAGTGGGTTTCCTACTCTCGATTAAGCCTCCTGTTAGCGCAGGTGGCTTAATTTTTTTATGAAGGATGAACTTCATCTTCCTCCAAAATTAGTTTGTAAACGCCTTTTTGAGGCATCGCTTCAATTGCTGGTCGGGGCGACCTCGCCATATTATATAGCTTTGTCATTACCTGCCGCCTTTCCTTTACTTCTTTATAAACCCTGTAATAACCAACTGTGATTTCATCAATATTAAGCTCTCTATTTGCTTTTTTGAAAATATCTATGATCTTCTTCTCAAAGCCATCTCGCGAGAGAACCTTCAAATCACTCTTAATTTCATTCGGTATATCCGACAGGTTATTTAAATCAAAAATATCAGCTTCAGTCATATTTTCCTCTTATTTTTAGTTAGTATAATGCCTAAAAAGAAAATTGCAACATCTTTAGTCGTATTTTTCTCATAATTATATCCAAAACTGCCGTAATATTAGAATTTTTATTTAAAGTGTTGAAAAAGAAGGGTGACCCCTGCCTACTATAGACGATAGTTGGTAAATATTAACATCAGTTAACGCTTGTGCACTTCCAAAATCCTCCACTTGCTCACTCACATAATAAGTCGCCTGCGCCGTCGTTGATTGTATTATTCGCACCACATTACTGCCATCCAGAATATCCACCTCATAAATCTCAGATTCTTCACCTAGCGGAATACCAACCCCATCGCGCCATTCACCATCCGCGCGGGAGCGACGTATCCAGCTAATCGTTAAATTTCCAGAGCTGTCACGCACGCCTTTGACATGCACCGGCGCAAATGGTTTTAGATTATTGCCACGATAGGTAAATGAAGACTCCTCAGTATTGCCCAGCGAATTTCCAACACTGACGGTTTTGTAAAATAGCTCGCGCCCGATTAGATTATTGGCAATAGCAGTTGCATATAGTGCAGGCGTAATTAGCACAAATCTATCACCAGCAGCGTGAGTGCCAATTGCCCATTCCGTTCCTTGTCTGCCTCGCAGTAATTTACTGAGGCGGTAAGTGCTTTCACCGATTAATACAGCATTTTCAAATTGCACTAACTCATCACCAATAAGAGCTACATTTGCACCATTTAGCACCGCCAATTCGCTGACGCTTGTCAAGCTTCCAGAGGTTAAAATAACATCAACTTGCGTAACAAATTCCCATGTTTCAAATGAGCCAGCAGGCAGGTTTGTAATGATTGTGCCAGAAGTTGCAGCACCGTCTAAGCCAGCTAAAACATTAAATGTATTGCCACCAGATTCGCCACCATCGTCAGAGCGATAGATTGCAGCACCATTCCAATTTGCACCATCGGCGGCAACGCCAATTCGTAGCAAGCCTTGATTCAGCGTGTCGGTTGGCAAAGGTGGAGCATCAATAAATTGTGCAATTGTATCTGGCACAAGCACCGGAGGCGTTAGTTTTTTGGAGGTTTCACCTGCAACTGTATAAAAATCATACGAGCTGATATCCTCGGCAATGGCAGAGATTTTCATCACGCCATTGGCTTCCATATCAGTTTTCTGCACGCGCATTTCATGAGCAACGCCTGATACCGTAACGGTAATCACATCGGTTGGCTCAATCCGCGCATATTTCGGCGGAAGCGTTAGTTGAAAGCTATTGCGCTCCTTCCATGCACTGTAAAGCGTGACATCGGCAATCTTTTTTGCCTGCGTTGCACCCATCACAATCGGCAGATTCATAGTGACTTGATCCACTGCTTTTACGGTCTGGCGTTGGCTGGTTTGTGTGACAGGGTCGTAGTTAAATGGCCGATCAATATAGGTGACATTCACTCGTTGTGGCAATTCCAATTCCTGTGCTCGCACGACTTTCAACACATCTTGCACATCTTTTTTCTTGGATGGAATCAGATCATCTTCTGGCACAGATTTGATAGACTCATTGCCACGAGGGACGCATTTTAGAATCCCATCGCTCTCCACAATGTCAAAAAAGAACGCTGTTGTTAAAAACTCCAACGCATTTCGCACCGTAATCGGGCTGGTTAGCGTGAAGCCTTCCACCGTTTCAGTCAGGCGAGTTACATCATAATCTGCACCAGTTAGCCCAGTCGATTGGAACAGCTCCGCAACTATTGCACCGAGTGTTGAATTGCCCAGCTTTCCCTGAACCCAATGCCCTGTGTTCCATAAGATTGAATCCTGCCACACGCCTTCCAAATCAGGCCAGAATGAAAATGGACGCGCATCCCATGTCCATAGGAAACGCCGTGGGATAAGGTTAGCATTGCCAGAAATCTGGCTGCGAGTTTCTAGATAATCCAGCGTGGCATTAAGTGCCTCACGTTGTGCTTGAAAGTCAATTCTGCCCTTGCTACCACGAGGAAAATAACTCTCGGAACTAGTTGGATCAAAAAATACATTAGGCTGATTTGCGCAGCCATCAACAGATGGAAAGCCAAACTCCGTAAACCAGACAGGCTTCATTTTGGAAGCCCATGCAGTGGTGCTTGTATCAGGGTTGGTGTGGGTGTTTTTCCACCAATATTCCAAGTTTTTCCAAGCAAATTTTGCGTCAGTATAATTGGTTTTGCCTGTGCGATTGACTGAATCAGCATAGTAATAATTCCAGCCTTCGCCAGATTCCCAGCCGTCAGTTATGGCTTGCTCATCAATCTGAATCTGCGGCAAGTCCTCAGTGAGTGGAAAATAGCTATCAATCCCGACAAAATCGATATTGGAACTCGCCCAGAGCGGATCAAGGTTAAACCAGCCGCCTGTTGAGTGATATTCGCTCCAATCTGCTGCGTAAGTGATTTGCGTGCCACCACCCATTATGCCTTTAACAGTAGCAGCCAAAGTCACAAGCTGACCCACCGCAGGATAATTGCCAGCAACATCGCTGTAGCCAGTCATGCCCACCAGCTCCGAGCCAATCACAAACGCATCCACCTTACCAGCCATCAAATTGGCGTAATGAGTAATAAATGCATTATAGCCGTTAGTTTTGGTGAACCAATTATTTGCATCCGTAGCATTTGCAGGCACAATCCGTCCACGCCAAGGTTTTGGATCAGGTGTTAATTCATCAACAAATGGCATTGGGTAAAGCATCACACTCAAACCACGACTTTTCAATTCCGCACATATATCAACCACGGTATTATCAGAGGGAGTTCCGCCATAAGTTGGGGTTTCTGGATCGATAAACAATACCAACTGCGCCGATGCCCGATCAATCCCAGCAACATTCCAATCTGTAGGCAGCACTTGCGTTGTGCCTTGAAATTCGACTTTAGGCACAATCTCGCACGCTCCTGCATCGGTAGAAGTTGCAAACCAGGTTACCACCACCGCCACCCATTCAAGATTCGGCAGAACATTTAGCATCTGATCAATGGCAACGACAACATCTGCTTTGCCTTCATAATTATGCATGTTAATGGTATTTTTATCGCCCGATGGCGTGAAGCTGCTGCCAATAAATGCGCCATCTTGCTTGGTGGCAATATTCGTTCCGTAGACAAATTCACCAGCCCCAGGGATAAGAATCATATCCTTGATTTTATCTTCAATAGATGGCGTAAACTTAACTGTACGGCGCACTTCAAAGGTAAAATTAGGAATGCGATTGCCATATTCTGCCAGCGGAAAATCCTCAATCACCACGTAAGCCATGCCCCGATAAGCAGGAATTGTACCTGCTGTCAGATATTTTGACATGATATCATCAATGCCCTGATCCTCATCGCCGAGATGGACGTTATATTTTCCCTGCGCTGCCGATAACACATCTTCGGTTAATACTTTTGAATCAGCCCAAACACGAATCACCTCATCAACTGGCCCTTCACATAAGGCAATTGCCAGCGTTACAAAATATTCATAAGTAACGGATGTTTGGCTTGTAGTTGTTGAGCCACCGCCACCTTTTCCGCCACCGCTGGAAGTGCTACTGGTTTTCTCAAGGCGCACTTCTTTAATATCAGTCGCCCAGATGACATTGCCAGCAATCCGCATAGTGCCGTAGGTTTTTGATATCATTTTCCCATAAGTAGCAGTTTGCACTCGCAGATCAGCAAGCCGTGGGCCTTCTTTAGTTGGCAAATGTATGCTCTGCGATTTTGGAAAAAACGCACCTGCTGCCATAGCTCCTAAATTAGCGCCCATAACAGCACCAGCCGGACCGCCCAGCACAAAGCCAACCACGCCACCGACTACTGGTAAAACTATATCTGCCATATTTTGCTACTTAATCGATTTTAGTTGTTTGTTTTTGAAGCGATAAACATGGGTGAGCATCCGCATCCATGTTTCTGCAAGTGGCTGCTCCACCACCTTACCGGCACTGCTATTGCAATGAATCAAGCCAACTCCACCGCTTGGATATTCCGATAAAAGACCAACATGTTGAGGGTCTTTAAATGTTTTGAAGAGCAGCACATCACCAACTCGCATTTGCTCTTTTGGTACTTCGCGCAGATGCTTTTGGATGCTACTAACTAATCGCCCTTGCTCGGGATACATTGAGTAATTAGTTTCATCTGCTGCCACCAGCGAGTTTTCATCACCATCCTGAATGCCAAGCTCATCAATGATGCCAATCACCAGCCCTATACAATCCACACCACCAAAACCACGAGCTGACTTTTTAAGCCTGCCCTGATGGTGATATTTTGTGCCAAGCCAGGTGCGTGCCTGCTCGATAATCTGTTGCTCTGTAATTTTAACCATTTCTACCTGTCTTATCTAAAGTGCCAGCGGTGGTGAGGAGTTTATCGACTCCTGGAACATCCGGTTCGCCTCTGAAATTTATGATATTACTGAATTTGCTCTGGCAGGTTTCGCGGGTTTTATCGCAGCCTGCTATGATATCGAAGGTGTCACCCACCTGAATCGATTTGCCCATAGGCAGTGCCAGAACCACTTGCATGGATGCAAATTCCTTCACTTCCATACGGCGACCATCATTATTTCCTGATGTCCACGCAACTTCACCACCGGTAAACCAGCCTGCAGCTTGCGTTAAAACGGTGGCTTTGAATGTTTGATTATTGGTGATTTCTGAAACAGTTGCGGATATGGTAAATCCAGCCAGCGCCACTTTACAGCGACTATCCCCCAATATCGCCCTGCAGGAGGGAGAGAAAACCTCGCCAATAGTCTGTGACAGGTGCTGCGTTAACCCACGCACTTCTGCCTGAAACATTTGCTGGTTAATGGTAACTTCGCCAAGACTGCCATGCTTAACAACCATTTTTCCTTGAGTGAGGTCTTCATAATTAACGATGAATATTTCAATTTCGGCAAAGTCATATAGCCCAGCCAGCAGCTCTTCTTCTGTGATTTTAGAGGCGAATGTTTGCCCTTCCACGTCCAGATTATCAACGCTCATATTAGACTTACTTTCCACCGTAGTGGGTGTGAATCCAGCAATGGAATCATATTCCAAGCCATCAAAAATGATGCTCTGGTCGTGATCGGTAAAGCCCAGATCCATGCCATCGGCGCGAGTAATATGCCAGCAAGTGGCAAGAGTGGTTAAACCGCCTGCAAAATGCGCCTCTAACCCAGGGGATATTGTTCTCATATTCTAACCTCAATCAGTGGGATGCTGCTCCAATTGCCAGCGTCAAAACTATCCATCGAAATCGCCATCTCGTCCGTATCAAAACGCACCGGTACATCAAACTCAAAATCAGCAGAAATAATATCGCCAGCGACAGGTGCAATATCGAAGGTGACAATACCTGTGGTCGTATCCACGCTCACACCAGAAGATTGCAGCACCGCATCCACGTAAATATCAATTGTTCCGGCAACAGGTTTAGTAACATCACGAGATACAGCGACAGAACCACTCGAATAGAGTTTTATCAGCTGAAAATCTGTCGTGCTATCATCACCAACGCCAATCTGGACGTTTTCAGCCTTATAATCGCTCCAATCTTTAAATCGGAAGCCGACTGCTTTGCCTTTTCTTGCCCTAAAAAATGCAATCAAATTATGCCACTGCGTTTCGGTTTTTACTCCCGATGCGACATTATATTTCGCCCTAGATTGCGCCCATTTGCTGTTGCGTTGCTCATGCCCAGAAAGCGTTGCCACAACATCAGTCATAAACATCGGCCCACCATTTGCACCGTAGCTAATATCGGCTGGGAACTGGATTTCTTCAAAACTCATAGATTCCTCTTTGATTTTTCAATTGCACGTGCCATATCAGCGGCAATTTGGCTTTGTGATTGCCTAAAACCTTGTACATCTGGCGTTTGGATATTCATATTGACGGTTACTGGTGCAGATCCGTTTGGAGTGATATTCATCGGACGAATGCCAGCGAATGCCAGCTCGGGGCCACGCTCACCAACTACGCCAAATTGCCCAGCTTTGAGTGTACCGCCATCGGCAAAGAATCCACCGAACATGCTTGCAGCACCAGAAATTAAACTTCCGATTCCTCCGCCGGAAGCGCCGCCTTTGCCACCGAACAATCCTCCGAGTGAACCCATCAGACCGCTGATTAAGCCGTTTTTTCCGCCAATGCCAAAATCCTGCATGGCAGATTTGAGTAGCATTTTATTGACATCGGAAAGGATGTTTTTTGCCAGATCACCAAAGCCGTTAAATTTCCCGCCGACAACATCGAGCGAGTCAACCAATCGCCCTTCGATAGATTCTCCGAGGCGTTCAAAATCCTTATTCACCTGATCAGTGGTTTTTTTGGATTCATTCTTTGTTTTGTTGTTGGCATCATCTATTTTTGAGGGCTGCCCTTGCTTTCCAGCCGATAGCTTCTTGAATAAATCCGTCAATGCACCAGCTTTTTGAGAATTAGCTTGCACGATTTTATCCGCTGCCGAGCCTATTTCTGCATCAATTGCAGCGTTAAATTCTCGAGCTTCAGCTAATGCTTTATCAAATGCATTACCCATCGCATCGAGCAGGCCAGTTTCCAACACTTTTTTGGTGTTTTCAAACGATACACCACCGAGCGGATCTTCAATAAAGGCTGCTAAATCCTTGCCAAGAGCTTCGAATCTGTTAGAAATAGCGTCTCCAAAAGCGTTAAATGCATCGCCAACACCCTGAAATACTGCGATGAATAAGTTACCGAATTTTATCACTTCCGCAATCAGGGCTTTGAAGCCTAGCTGAAATGGTTCAATCGAATTGGTTATTTGTTCTGCCAGCCATTTTATACCATTAGCAATGCCTGTTAATATTGACGTTAAACCAGCGTCACCAATGGCTTTGACAAGTTTAGAGAAGGCGTCACTAATGTTGGAAATGGCAACATTTAAAGTTTTTGACTGCTCCTTCATCGCTCCGGCAAATTGCACTTCACCGATAGATTTTAGATAGGCTTCAATTTCCGCTGCATTTTTACCGACTGTGGTGCTGATTCCCTGAAATGTGAAGGTGACCTGATCGCCTTGTGATTTGGATTTTATCCCGAATTCTTTTAGTCGTTCAAACTCGCCTGTTGCAGCGTCAGCAACCGCTTCAATCATCTGATTAAGCGATTTGCCCATTGCCGTAGCGGTATTTCCGTATGAGGTTAGCGCCTCTGCAGAAGGAGTTAAACCAAGGGCTTTCAGCTTGATAAATGCGTCCGTTACTTTCTCTAATTGGAACGGAGTTGTGGCTGCAAATTCCTGAATAAAACCAAACGCCACCGCTGCATTATCTGCTGAACCTGTGATGGTGCGAAGGCTTGCTTCCAGCTTTTCGAATTTGGTAATAGTATCGGTGATTTGCTTGCCGACAAAAGCAGTCGCCATCAGCCCAGCAATACGATTAAGACCACGCCCAAGCTTGCTAAAGCGCCGATCCATATTATCAACGCCTTTGTTGATTTGCGAAAAGGCAGCCTGCGTTTTATTAACCGCTCTGATGGTGAATTTTGCTTCTGAAAAGCCCATTATTTTACCTGTAATTCAAAAAATGCTAGCCATTCCATGAACTGCCGTGTGTCCATAGATTCAATCTCAAAAAGTGGGCGACCTAGTCTTACCGCTAGTGCTAGCTGGTTTCTGCGGAAGTGGTCGCCTCGGAGTTTCCCTTGTGCGTCTCCATATCGCCGAAGAATCTGGCTTCAATTTTCTCGGCAATTCGGCTGACAACTTTATAATCAGCCTCCTGCAGCAGGGCATCACGATCCGTTATAGAAAATAGCCGTTTGCCATCCTTATCCTTGGCTTTTACGATGATAATATTGGCGGCTTGCTCAATATTGCTGGCTTTTTTAGAGGCAATTTTCTGCATCATATTCACCTCTGCCATTGTCATTGGCAGGACATGAATTTCTAGCGGATTCTCACCATCTCCCCATTCGGGAACGTGGATAATCAGCCGTTCTTGGCTTGCGTAATGTTTGGTAACTTGATTGATAATGCTCATTTTATACCACCGTTGATTCGGTTAATGCGCCTGTGCCGGTGAAGCTGAAACTAGCTTCCACCAAGCCATCAAACGATGCGTTATAGGAGATGCTGGTGATAATTACATCACCGCTCCAATAAGTATCTCCGCTGGTGTTGCCCTCGGGATATAGATTGAGTGTAACAGTCGCTCCAGCTGATAATGAGCCTTGCCCGAGCGTGTCTGTTTCGTCCCAGAAGCCATCAAAACTGCCAGAAAAACTCTTGATGGTGGCTTGGTTTTTCCGCCAAGCTGTGCCGATTATTGATGCGTCAACAGTGTCGGAACTGATCTCCATCGACCATGATTTGATTTCTGCGATTTGGTCTGAGCCTGCAAAGACTTTTCCCTCGCTGCCAGCGTGAGTTGCCATGATATTTCTCCTGTTTTGGGTTAAATAAGTGTTTGTGGTGCGTTTTCTTTCACCGCATAAAGTACGGCGAATGTAAGCGTAATCACCGCAATCGGCTTTTCGCCTTCATCGGAATATTGAATTTCTGTGGTGCTGAGAATGGTATCTTTTGCAAGCCCACCAAGGCTTAGGTCATTGCCGATTATCTGTTCAATTTCCAACGCCAAACCATCAGCCGTTTCGTCAATAGTGCTGTTGGCCTTAACGTAGACCTCAATCGTCAACTGCAGCTCCCGATGCTGAGTGCGAGGCTTCGACATCGACATCTGATCGCCCACTGATTCCTGTTTGGTATAAATCAGAATCGCAGGAAGTTTAGGATCATCAAGCGGATAAATTCTCGACTCATAAACCTTAGCTCCAGCCGAAGTATTATTCAGCAGCAAAGCCTTTACCACATTGCGGATTTGTGTGCGTGCATGTGTCATAATTTCTCCAATATTAGTTCAATAATTCCTTCATTATCAGGGCGGATATTGACGACTTTATAATTCACACCAGCTACCGTAATTGCATCATCAGTGGCGATTTCTGGAATATCCACGCTACGCACTGAAAGCACCGGATGCGTTGCAACCACCTCAACACTGCCACCGTCAACCAGTTGGGTAAATTCCTGCAACATCCCAGAGATGGTGCGAGCAATCCCTCCATTTGGAGTGTAGGTAATCGCTCGCCCATCAAGGGTTTGCAGGAGCGTTAAATCTCGCTCCTGCATGTCATCAATAAAGCTCATTTACAGCCCCACATTTAGCAAAATACTGACATTAGCATCACCAGACAGTGCTGCTGCAGCTGCAATTCCAACCAGCGTATTGGCAGTTGCGGTGGTGGTTAGCTTACTTGCAGCACTATCCCAATAAAGCTTCGCACCTTGCGTTACAGCGCCGGTTGCTTTGGGAACAGAAAACACGCCGGTGACATGCACCGCACCTGTTTTTCCATCAGCGATATCGGTTTTAGCAATCGCTCCGATAATGCCGATCACCACGAAACCACCTGATACCAAGCTAGAACCGGATGGGGTATAATTGAGGGATTTGCCCTCTTGAATGTAGTTTGTAGCCATAGTTTTTCTCCATTAGTTAGACATAAAAAAAGCAGCTCAAGGCTGCCGATTAGTTGAAATTGGTTAGATTATTTAACCACCGTTTTTATACATAGTACGATGCTCAAGCGGAGCTGCTGCAGCGTCAATGCGAACTTTATATTCCACACCATCGATGTTCCAGCCATCCTGCTGATCCAAGAATGGAGCAGCGACACCATCGAGATATCCCACCTCAATAGTATCAAAGCGATTAGGATCAGCCAGCAAATACCACGCTGTGCTCGATGCCGAATCAAGCCTCGCATCAACAATAATTTCTGCGGCATTTCTTACAGGATTAGGTTTGCGAGAATTTGCTTGGCTTGGATCAGTTTCGGACATTAGCAATATTTTTGCCGTATCCTCCAAAGCGGCTGGAACAAGCAAGAATGTTGGGCTGATATTCAGCGTTGCAACACCATCTTTCTGGATGCGCATTGCCGTGCGACCAGCCCCCACCGTTGCCGCAGATGGAGCAGCTCCTGAGCCTGCCAAATTATTATGATTAGCGTGGAATAATGCCGTACCATCTGCCATAACAGGATTTGCGGTGATGATGCTAAACACCAGGTCACCAACTGTACGCGCGGCTGCACGCCCCATCTTGCGAGGAATTTCAGTAAATGCGCTCAGGTCGTCATTTATAATCGCCTGACGAGTGATGCTGAAAAGCTTGCCATAAGTTGCCAGCTTGATGGTTTCCGAGCGTTCGCCGATAGTACCATGCTTAAATTCTCCACTTTCTGGCACTTCATCCAGAGTATCAAACACGCCCATTCCAACACGAGTATGAGTCTTGAAATCAGATAAATTGCCCGATCTGGTAAAGCGTTGGAAGACTTCCTCTGCCTCATCATACCCACGCAACATCGCCTTGCGTGAATTATTCTCCAGCAATTTTGGAAAGTCGCTTGAGCTATGTGTAAATGCACGGCCGACCAGCTCTCTTTTATCCATAAAGTTGGTGCTAACGCCTCTGAGTTCTAAAGATTTACGCGCCATCTCCAGCAATGTATAGCCATATAATTCACTCGATTTTGCATCTTTATCAGCAATGCCAGACCTAAATGCAATCGCATCTGCAGCCGCACGTGAGAATTTATCAGCCTCCGAATCTCCCATCTCAATACGCATAGAAGTTGCGGTTGGCTGCTCCTGTTTTCCTATCGAATCCAGTAGTAATTTGCGCGCGGCATCGATGGTGACATCTGGATCATCAAGGCATTTGTCACGCACCTCAATATGATCGGCGTGATTATCAAAAATACTGCGGATTTGCACGCGGCGTTTTTGTTCCAGCTCCAGAGCCTGTTTTGCTCCTTCACTACGCACCGCATCGATATCGACTTCTGGTGCTGTGTTTTCTAATTTTTTAGGCTTAGTTTTCTCCATTCTTTGTGGGTTAAGATTTTGGTTTGGTGGTGGGGTAATTTCATCTGAGCGACCGATTCCAACAGTCGCATCTGCAGGAATATCCACCAGCGATATCTCCATCGGAGTCCAGCTGGTGACACGATATGTATCGGGCATTTCCTTGTTTTCTTCTGCCAACTCTCGCTCATTAATTTTATATGAAACCGAAACATTGCGCAGGATTCCATCGCGCACATCCTGCCAGATGCCGGCAACTTCATCTCGTTTAGAAACTCGAACTTCAGCATAGCCACGGCCATTTTCCAGCCATGCACGCTCCACCACTCCGATGCGATTATCACGCTGACTGCGATCATGGTTATAAAGCAGTGGAGCGGAGTTATTCAGTCGTTCAAGATCAACTTCCGACTTCTCATGGCCTAGCACCTCAATCCATGGCTCGGTAAAAAAGCTGCTCCGTGCAACAGGTTCTTCGTAATCATCCCGTAAAGTCGGTTAATATTACTAAATAATAGCACAAAACGAGATATTTATAAAGTATTGATTTGGTACAGATTAGTCAAGATTTACA